TAATGTTGAAGGTGTGGTTTATTATCGATTAAAACAAACTGATTTTGATGGTAAGTTTATGTATTCCAATTTGATAGCAATAGAAAACACTAATATTGTGATTGGTAAATTAATTAGAGTAGTAAATATCCTAGGTCAAGATGTTGATTCTAATTCTGGTGGAATATTATTCTTTTTATATGATGATGGTAGTGTAATTAAGCGTTATATTCCTAAAGATAAATATATTTATTAATAAAAAAGAAATGAAAGAATTTATTAAAAAACAACTTGATGAAGAAATAACATATAGGCTTGTTGAAGAGCTTATGGACGAAGATTATCCATCTACATTTGACATGGAACATTTTAAAACGTTAAAATCTTTTAATCAAAGAGTAAAATATTGCCAAGACAATCTTAAAAGAATTTCTTCTGGTTCCTCAAGAATTGTTTATATGATTGATGACACCAAGGTATTAAAGTTAGCTAAAAATCCTAAAGGAATTGCACAAAATGATGTTGAGATTGAATATAGTCAATACCATGATATTTCTGATGTTGTTGCTAAAACATTTGATAATCAAATAGATGGTTTGTGGGTTGAAATGGAGTTGGCTAGGAAAGTAACAAAGTCTTCATTTAAAAATATTACTGGGTATTCTTTCGAGGAATATGTTATGGCTATACATAATCACGGTATTGATTCTGGTAATGGAAGGGGTTATAAATATTCAATAGATAAAGAATTACTAGAACAAATGTGGGAAGATAGCTTTATGTATGAAATGTTTAGCTTCATAGGTAATTATGCTTTACCAACTGGTGATTTAGAAAGGCTAAGTTCATATGGAATAGTAACAAGAAATGGTGGTGATACTGTTGTTATGATAGATTATGGACTTACCAATGAAATTTATAGTGGATATTATTCGTAATTTATTTGCATTTTATAAAAAAATTAGTACCTTTGTTCATAAAAAAGATTTTATGAAAAAGATAGGCTTTGGTGAGGTATTAACAATTATTGGTGTTATTATCTCTGGTATTATGGTTATACTACACCCAGAAATGTGGGATAATGTAGCTGG